TGATACGAGGATGACCATAAATTCGTCCTCGGTCTCCAATGATGTCAGTAGCTGATAATAGGACTTCACTTGCTTTCACACTCGCACCCTTTCTTTTGTCTCGTAGTAATCTCGGACTGCCTTGCGGCCTTTTAGATAACCTACGCGAATACCGACTATACGGCCTAGATGAAAATATAGTGCGGATAAGACAATCATGGCAATTAAATCGCCTAATGATGGATCAAACATGTTTAGCTCTTTTCTATCGACGCCCTTGGTCGATGGCTAAACTGTCTCATGCCCTAAGGGGGAAAATTCAGATAATTAGATAACGAAACGGTAACGATTCTGCGTCGTCGATGTGATCATCGATGTCCCTGTCTAGTTCGTTATCTAGGTCGTCCATACCGCTTGCCTGAGACTACAAATGTGCCGTCTTTCTCAATGTAGATAAGATCGACTTGGACATTCTTGCCCTCAACATACATAATGGCAAAAGCCTGTTGCCAGTTAGCCGATCCCTTGGTGTATGAGGCCTTGCTAAAGTCCATGAGGTTTCCTACCTCTACGCCATGTAGAACACGCCCTATACGGCCTCCAGAGGCCTCTGAGAAGGACGATCTGCCTGCCCTGTGAGTGTGTCCTGAGATTACGCTCTTGCCGTGTCTACGGGCTGCTTCTAGGGCTGATAGACCACCCTGAGACTTAATAGGCGTATGATCGCCGTGGACTGCGATCCAGCCCGGGGCGATGTTGTAAGGCTTGCGATGAAAGGTGATTCCTAACTGGTCAAGCTGCATAAACTTCTCAAAGCGCAGCTCTGGCAAAGATAGGAATGATGGAATCTTACGCATGATTTGTGTGTATAGGCGATCCGTGTGATTGGATCGGATCATTTGTGTCACCTGTAGGTCGTAAAGTACCTGAACAGCTTCATCGCGATCATCTCCCAGAGTCTGCTCATAGGCTTCTGGCGTCCCTTCTGACCACTTGCTAATCGTGTTAAAATCAATCTCGTCACCTATTGTGACTACCTCGTGCGGCTTAAACTTACCAATAAAACTAACTAGATTCTTGACTGCGTGTCTATCGTGGAACGGCACTTGAAGGTCGCTCACTATGACTATTCGCTTCATTTAATCCTCGTCGTCATCCTCATAGGGTAAGCGATCCACTCGGTCTGGGATCGATGGCATAAGCCAATCGGGATACGCTTCACGATCTGTAATGATCGCCAGACATATATCAACGGCGAAGCCTGCACGTCTCAGACTCTTATAGAACTCGTGCATGCAGATTGCGTATTGATCAAGCTGGGAGTAAGTATCGAGATCGATGACTTTCTTATTTGCCATGGCAAAAATTATCGCTCTAGAAGTATGTTGTAGATCTCATCGACACGCGAGTTAAGTCTCTTAATTTCAGAGAGAAGATGAGTAATGACATAACCTGCCAGCCCACCAATCACGGCAAGGCTTGCAAAGTAAAGGGTCATCAAATCCGATGTAGTCATTTTCTAGGAGTCGCGTATCCGAATACTCCAGCAACTACTGAGCCAAGGATGGCGCGATAGTCCAGAGAGAAGTTAGATGTAGTACCCCACACGCATAAGAATGCGCCTACTGCAATTATTGCTGGATGCTTCATGTTCATTTATTTTCCACCTATCATCGGGATATTGAACCAACTATTGTCTTCATCGCCCTTGATAGTAAAGCTGATATGTGCATGGTGATTATGCTTATTGATCCCATCATAAGGACGCCAAGCCCAAGCCTTCTTAGCTGAGGCGATCTTGCCATCGAAGATGATGTAACTAATTCTTTTATCGCCAGACTTTGCAAGGAGTCGAATCTGATCGACCAAGTCAGGCATGAGATCGGGCTTCTTGCCTTTGCCGTTAAGGTCGCGGTCAACATCGATGGCACGTACCCATCCCTGTGCATCTGGATTATGATCAGACTTGCGAGCAGCGTGTCTCGTGTCACCGATCCAGCCGTCCGAAGTTCTATCTCGATCTGGGAATGCATCATCGATCTGTTCTCTAAGCTGGATCGCTGATCTTGAGAGCCTCGGCTTCACAGGCTTCACACTCCCATCGCTTTAGATTGTTAAGTGATAATTTTGTGTGGTTACATGGCACAGGTGGAATAAACGCGTCATCGATTGGATCGTATGTGTAACCAATTCCTGCATAGTTATAACGAATGTTCGCATTATAACTTGTCTTGATCCATGTGCCGCCAAGATTATCTATAAGCCATGAATAACCTTCATCGCCGGCTGGATCGTTATTATCTCCGACTAGAACGCGAATAACTGTATTCCTGTCGTCTAATTCTGCCCAGTGACTCATGCTGCCCACCTTACAATTACAATTCCAGAACCGCCGTTGCCGCCGTTGCCATGAGAGCCGCCAGCATCAATCGATACAGATCCAGCGCCACCGCCGCCTGTATTCGCAGTGCCTGCACCACCATTGGCTGAACTTCCCAAGCTTGTCGCTGGAGCAGCGCCGCCACCGCCAAGGCCACCCGAAACTAAATTGCTTCCAGATATTCCGACGAAAGCTCCTCCAGCTCCTCCGCCCGCAAAATAATATGTACCGCCTGAATTTTCACCTGAGCCTGTAGCTGCACCCCATGAAGAATATGCAGAAGATCCTGCTCCGCCTGCGCCTCCGCCATTTGATCCGTTTGCCGTCGCTCCTACAGCGGCCGCGCCTCCGCCTCCACCTGCAGCATAATATGTGTTTGCCCATAAACCAGAACCACCTGCAGAACCTTGACTTGTAGTCGGTGATCCACCGGCTGCTCCGCCCAATGAGTAAGCGAGTCCGCCGCCGCCGGATCCACCATTTGCACCAGTTACACCGCCAGACCAACCACCAGTGCCTCCACCTTTGACTAGTGTGAGTGCCGCAAATTGCGAATCAATACCATTAGTACCTGCGACTCCGACAGCAGTGGTGCCACTTTGGATAGCGCCTGTACCGCCACCGCCTACTGTGATGTTATATGTTGCAGAAGTTAAAGATTGAGATGCAAAGCCAAGTAGCCCTCCAGCTCCGCCGCCGCCTGCGCGGTAGGATGAACCACCTGCTCCACCTGCAACTACTAAAATATCGGCAGTAATTGAACCACCTGATACTACTAGGGAACCGTTAGCCGTGAATACTCGATAGTTAAAGCCTCCAGAGCTGTAAAAAGTCCCACCTGTTACTGTAACTGTAAGAGGCGCTCCATTAATTGCGGCAAGATTGTTAAGCATTATCCAATAGCCCCTACGACGTACCATGCATCTGTACCTGTCTTGATGCAGGCTGCTGACTTATATTGTGCAAGGGTAGGCTGAGCTGCTACTGCGCCAGCGCTAAGAATTGTAGTTGTGCCAGAGGTAACGGCTGAGATCGTGCAGGCGCCAGCGCCAATATTAAGAATTGTGATAACTGTGCCGATGGGAAATGCTACCGAAGCATTAGTAGGGATCTTGAAGGCGATCGCTGTAGCCTTATTCATCTGCACTAGCACCTGATAGGTATCGGTCAGAACTGCCGTGTAATCAACTGTCTTGGCTGCGCCGATGGTATAGGCAACTAGGCCGTTATAGTCTGCGGCTGTAAAGATGTCGCCTGTTGTCGCTGGAAAGCCTTCTGCCATGATTTTCTCCTAGTATCCCATAATGGATTGTCCGATTATACCGTAAGTCGATGATCCGATAATGAATCCTTCGACTATTGGCTCAAGTGTTGTAACTGTGCATTTCATACTGTTAGGGGTGATCATCCACTCCAAGCCCTGCACTTGCAAGGTCTTAACAATTGTCGAGCCGTCTGGCTGGACGTTAGTAATCTTGACGTTGTCAAAGTAATCTAGACCGATCATCGTGTTAGTTGGTACTGCCGCGTCAAGTAGATCGACAGTCATGGCATCGATGCGGATCGTAGTCTCAGCTCTAGTTGCTACATAAATCTTGGCGATGTCTAGGACTTGGGCATCTGTCTCAGGGATCATTTCGGTTACTGTCATGCCATGAGGAAAATACTTAGCCGATGAAGTTGCATTTGTTGCAGTCTGGGCTGATCCACCGACGCGTGTCATACTGGCTTGATTAATAATGAGTTTGTCATCAAAGGCATACTTGAGGTCTGAATACGGAATGCCCGTGGTCTGATTAAACTCAATAGGCGTAGCCGCAAGAGATCCCACGACATCCGTGCGATCCTTGAATTCAGCTGTGCCATCTGTACGGATAAAGAATGCGCCCTGTTCTGCGAACTCAGCCGCTTTTAGAGCTGCAAGGGATGATCGAGATGTCCCCGGATCTGCTTGAACTGTAGTTGATCCTGTATCTGTAATTCTCATCGATGTAGGGAATGAGACTTGATCGAGGATCTTACCGATGCGAGTGCCTGTAGTCTGGCCAGCCGTTGCATCTGTGACGCTTGACACGTTAGCCATCTGCAAAAGACGGAATGCGTCTGAACA